TGAATATTCAACTGCTACTACCGTATTACCGTTGGCATCCTTAGGTACTTCGATATACCAACCTTCCTGAGCAAAACCTAATGACCCTTTGAGTAAGTAATTACCCACATCAATCTTTTCAAATTCGACTGGTTGTTTTTTTGCTGAATCATTTAATTCAATAGATCCTGCAAAAAGTTTAACAATTGGTGAGGCTGATTTAACAAAACCATTTGCATCAACCGTAGTATTTGCTGTTGTTCGAACTTCAATCCAGTCTGAATTAAGAATCTGAGGGTCAACATTGATTGGAATATTATTGAAAAACATTCTTTTAGTCGCAGCACTAATCCCTAGTACAGATACTAAATTACTCCAACCGAACACAACACATTGAAGTGGAAAGCTTAAGCCTGTCACACTGCCAGCTAAACCCTGAAATCCAGTTTTATATAAGATCTTTCCTTCAGAATGCAATATAGACGTACCAAGTCCGAAATCTCCAACTTTAAGTACTCGTCCAGGTGTAGAGTCATCACGAGCAATGGTTAATGTACCTTGCGCTGCTGTACCTGCTCCTTGTACTTGAGATATATCGGGTGTCAAATTTGGAATACCCGAAGCAAAAGGCAGCATAAATTGCCGCTTACCTTGAGCTGAGTTATAGGGATAAGGCCGATGATCCCAAGAATATTTAAAGACTAGATTTGCCATTATGCAGTTACCCCATCAATTACCTGAAAAGTCAGAGTCTCAGTGTGCTGCGTAGTACCACTAACTACAGCTTTAATATCCATCTGACACAGCCCTAAAGGCCAAGTTGCAGTGCTTGTTCCTGATTTAATATTGAGCCAGCCTTTCTGAGTGCTTTGACTTAACGCTGCACAAGTCAACGTTGCTACGGCGGTTCCGTCCAGAGTTTTAACTTGCGAAGTAAAGGTATACCCCGTTAAATCGATTGCTCGACGTACATCATTGGCTGGATATTGCAGTGCATCATCCGTATCAACTAGCTGCAAATTTAAGTTGAATGTGTCACCACGCTTAAAAACATGATTGCTCATAAGTGTTTCCTTTAGACATAAAAAAACCACCGATGAGGTGGTAGTGAAAGATTGGTTTGTTATGTGCTTTAGTTAACTAAAAAACTTATTGATACATTGTATTGAATGAAGTCAGCATCTTTACCCGCATAAATAGATTGGCCATTCAAACATTCTAAGTGTTCGATTGTGAAATATTCAAAATGAGCAAGTAATGCATCACTCAATTTTGTGATTTCAATTATTCCTGAATTGGGACGTGCAAAGCATTGAATCATGATATTACCGGTACGGCGAGTACATGGCTTATCTGCAATACCAGAAGTAAAACTCGGACCACCTGCAATCGTTAAGCGGCACCAAACACCATCTTTAGGTACATTAAAGCCTGGAGCATTTGGATACTGTATTCTGTCCTGCGCAATACCAGTAAAGCTTTGCATACGATCAATAATAGCTTGCCTTGTTTGCTCTAAAGTCATTGCCATCTTAACCACCGTACTTTTGAGAAATAAAGTTAAACGTGAGGCCATAAATACCTTGTGGTGCTTGATCAGACCAGCCGTTTTCTAAGCGGGGTGCATAAGCTTTATTGTTCTGGATATAAACCAAATTGCCCAATTTAATCTTTACAGCTTGAATTGCTGCATCTTGAATTGGGTTTGTTTCAGGTTCACGCACGCCGAAATCAGCAGATCCAATCGAAACAATATGTGAAGCACGGTATGCTCCAGTATCAACAGGACTTAAATTAACTAAGGATTGCACGGTATCCATGACAATATTCTTTACATGTGCTTCTGCTGCTTTAGACACATCAAGACTAAAACTAGTCGGCTTTTTCCCCTTCCACCCCATGACTTTTAACCTCGCTTTCCTCATACATCTTAAAAAGATCCTGAGCGATCGCCTGAATTGAATAAGCTTCAAACTCAGAGCTCGGTTCTCGTTCACCCATGAGCTTTTTAATCTTTTGCCAGACATGAACAGCTTCATGTAAAAGCAATCCATAAACTTGAATTCGGTCTTTATCCGCCGTATCACCAATTTGGACGATTGCATATGCGCCATCAGAAAAAGTACTAACTTGCGCATCCGCTCCCATATCCAAAAATTGATCGGCCTTATCCATATCTTCAAATAACAAATCCATGTGTAGTTGATTTCGAGCAAGCGTGTACTGCACATGTTGAAAAGGCGAGATATACCATTCAGGAACATAATCAGGATTAACCATTTTAGCCCCTACACTTTTCGAAGCTGACATTTCCAGATTGTACTGGCAGGATCTTGCTGAATATTAATAACTCTAAATGAACCTAGGACAGTTTCCCACTCATCATCAATTTTTGGAGTCATAGTTACTTCATTTTGAAGCACGGTCGCCTTCTTATCCGTTGCCAATACTCCAAGTGTTTGGATCTCATATTGACTGTAAGAGCCAAACAGAACACCACGGCCGGAATAGTTTTCTTTAACTTCAACATACGTTTCAGTTTTAGGATCCCAGTTAGTTTTTGAGATCCTCTCACAAGTAAAAATATGAACGGCGTCCGCTAAATCATCATTAAATGCTTCAGCAATCTCTGCCTGAATTTCGTCACGTAAGCCCATATCATGCCCTGTAAAGAGGTATGCCAAAGCCATTAAAACTTGCATTTGGATCTTTCAAATCAAGTGAATCAATAAAATCAATTGCTATCTGTTCAAAGCTAGAAATTGCTTCAGATCCGTCTTGGTATTCCTTTTCTGACTCAACAGAATCAGCTTTAACTTTCTTACGCTTCAACTGCTGGTCTTTGCCGTTATAAATTACTTTGGCCAGAATTCCTTTGATAATTTCACAAGCCGCGTCCTTAAGAAGTGGATCAATAGGATCTGGTATAAAACCAATTCTGTTTTTCATCCATACATTAGCCAGCTTTACCAGACGAGCTTTATCACTGTCTGGTGCAAAATCGCTGCCCAAAATTGAATTTGCGTCATCTACAGTAATAAAGCTCATTGCATTATTCCTTTGGGATCAATTTAAGGAGTTCTGCTTTTGTTGCAGATGGCTTGTAGCCAATGTTCTCACTAGCCAAATACTCTTTTAATTGATCATTTGACCAATTTTCAAAATCATTAGCTGCCGTTTCTGTAGCTGGATTTTCTTCCGCTTTTCCAGCTTCCAATTCAGCAATACGTGCCTGCATTGCAGGAATATCGTTTTTAAAAGCTTCAAATTCAGATTGGATGCTTACCAATTGTACTTCAGCTGTTTTGGCCGCTTTGTCTGCCAGTACCACCGCATCTTTTAAACGTGAATTTTCAGAAAGTAATTCCGAACTATTACCTTTGGCCTGTTCTAAGATTTCAATTTTCTGCTTAAGCTGAGTATTTTCTTCAACTACCTTTTCACATTCAGCTTTTGCATCATCCATCACAGCTTGAAGTTCAGGGGTAATTCCCACTGCGACATTTACTGTGGCCAAAGTCGTTTTTTGTGGCTCTTCCAACTTACGAACTTCAACTGGAACTTCCAAAGATTCATAATCCTCTTGAATCTTTGGATAATTACCGTAAATAATTACCTCTTTTGCTTTCAAATTTGGGTTTTCATAATAGTCAGGGTTAGCAATAATGCCTGTCTCTAATGCAGCCGCTGCTGCAATGCGTGTATAGATAATCTTCATGGCGCTTTTCTCTTAATAATAAAAAAGAGGGCTTATTAGCCCCCTTAGGTTTTAATTTTTAGGTTTTAACCAGTTGTCGCTGTACCCGATAAATCAAGTAAGGTACCTGCTGTCATTTTGTTGCTGGTTGCATATTTGATCCAGTTAGCGCTTGAACCAAGTAATGTAAGGTCAGGATTTTCACCTTTCGATGTATCCCAACTATAACCAAGAATATCGTAAGCGTCCGCTGAACCCCACTTTTTCTAACTCATTAATACCGCGATAGTGTCCACTTAAATTTAAGTGGACACCTATTTATGGATTTAAAGACAGTTATAGACAGTGCACCAACGCTAAAAAAGCCCCGTCGAACCTTCACAGCTGAATTTAAACATCAACTTATTCAGCAATGCCAGCAGCCAGATACATCAGTGGCCAAGGTAGCAATGCAACATCAGATCAATGCCAATCTGCTACATAAATGGATTCGTCAGTCCAGATCAATGCCCCCTGCATTAAAAACCCCATCCATTC